TGTATACTAACTTGATTATTTTCTCTTGTCTTTACAGCATATATATCCTTAACACCATTCTCAATAGTATTATAAATGGCATTTTGTCCATTGACACTTTCGACTTTAGTCCAATTTTTTTCTATATTACCTAGTGTATCAATAGTTTGAACCCAAACATCTGTATTGTTTACATTTTCTGCGGAAATATCCAAAGTTTGACTACTGACTGCATTTTCAATAACAAAGTCTTGATAACTAATTGCACCCTGTTTAAAACCTACAAAGAATCCAGTTCCACTGCTTTGTACTCCTTTACCATCGTCTTTATAAATTATACTAAATGCGCCTTGCGGATCAGGTGTATTTTCAATAATAGTTTTTTGTGTGCTATTATAATCAACACCAATTGCATCAAATTCAACATTATTGCCTTCAGCGATACCACTAATTGAGAATGTTATTTGATCTTCAGTATTTTTTAAATTATAAAATTGTGTTAATACACCATTAATAACTGCTTGTTGTCTCGGACTACCAAATTTATTACTTGAAGCAAAAATTGCGTTCATTAATGTAATAAAGTTATCTAAGTTATCTACAGTACTTGTGTTCTCATAGCGCACTTCTTGGCCTGCAAGTGAAGTACCTGAACTACCAATTACTGTTTCGTTTGTTTTAATAGCAGTTACTTTTAATTCACCAAAGGCTGTAAGATTTCTACGTGGTTGATAACCTAAAAATTCAGCAAGTTTAAGTATGGAGTCTTGTCTTTCAGCGGTGCTTAAAAAGTTGTTGCGACTGTTCAAGTCAACACGGTAGGCTAAGTTGTGACCAAACAATGCAATTACATCTAACAGTGCTACAAATTCAGCACTTTCAACCCAGTTGTTATAACTTTCAGGATAGTTGTTTCTAATATAATCAACCATCGAGGTTCTAATAGTATCAAAGTCATATGCTTGAAAATTAGCATTGACATATGATTCATATACTGTTGTATAATCTTCCGCCGCAAACATGCGTGTTTGTCTTACTTGCTGTGCCATACCTTAAAACTGCTCCGCTTCTTGAAATTCTTTATCAAATTTAATCTCTAAATCCGTTTCTGTTGTGGTGGGAAGATATAATAATTCTATTCTGACTGTAACAGATAACTCATCTTCATCTACCCTTACCGTAGAGGATCTTAACTCAAAACGCGGATCATAAGTTACAACAGCCATTACATCGTCTTCAATAAGGCTAATAGTTGCGTCATCTAACGGTTGAAACACATAGTAAGGTAGCATACTTCCAAATTCTGGATTAGTCCATTTTTCACCCTTACGAATTCTAAAATGGTTTTCCAAATCTCTGATGGCAAGTTGCAAACCCGTCAGTGTTTGACTAGTAGTTTCTTGGCCGCGTGTAGTATATCCAATTATTTTTTCCATACTAATATTTAGCCATAAAAAATTCAGTTTTTTAGGAGTACTGTGTTTTTGAAGGATTTTCGTTAATTATTAATAATTCTTCTGGCCACTGTAAAAAATCTTGCCAACTTGCATCAGGAATATGTATTTTGAAGATTTTAGCATTATAATTTATGTCATGCCAGGTGGGTTGAAAGGGTAAAATGTCTGGTTTAATATGAGGATTGTTGGACTTTTTTGTATTGCATGGTTTGCAAGCAGTAGTGCAATTAGTCCAGTTTGTTCTACCGCCGTGACTTCTGGGTAATACATGGTCTATTGTTAAATCACCTACCCTAGGGTGGTCTCCGCAATATTGACACATGAAATGGTCCCGTACAAATAAGTTTCGCCGGGTAAACTTTGCTCTGGTAGGTTGTTTATGATATCGTTTTAGCATGACCACACTAGGCATAGGCATTTCCATTCTTGCACTATGTAGTACACGGTTATCATAGTTTTTAACTATTCTAACTTTATCTGCAAAATATGCTTTGACGGCACTTTGCCAACTAATAATACTAAGCGGTAATAGACACACGGGTTGGGCGTCTGCGTTAAGAAGTAATACACTCATGTTAATATTTATGAACTATTTTTTTATGTTATGTGAGTAGTTTAACGATTTGTCTTTTTCTTGATTCAGATGTTTTAGGTAAGAATCTATTTGTTTCTCTAAAGTAAACAAACTCTGCTTGTCTTCTTGCTAGATCAGTCTCTAATCTATCAGGATACATTGTTCTAATGTCTTGTAATCCTTGTTCTTTAATCAGTGTTCTATCTGTTTGTCTGCCATAATCAGCAAGCATGATTATTTTCGCTTCGCCTTGTCTAATGGGTCTTTTGTTACCACTATGTACTAAAGCACTAGCAACCCAATTCCATTCTCTTTTTTCAATGTAATCAAAAATTTTAAATTTTCTAAATTCAGTACCAACTTCTTTAAAAGATCCTGTAAAATAAAACAAACTAAGTAATCCATCATATTGTGATTGTGATACCGTAGGCAACGGTAGTAATCTTTTTAAATTACGTTCTTTTTCTTTTAAAACTTCAATAAAGTCATTGTAACTTTCTTGCTCTGTTAATCCATTACTAGATGTGTTTTTTGTTGTACCATAACCTATATAAGATATATTATCAACAGTAGTACTATACCCTTTCCATAGAGATGTTCTTAATATGAAATTGATGACATCAGAACTTGCTTCTAAATTTGATACTTTTATTAAAGTGTTTGCTTTAGTATCATCTTTAACAGTGAACAAATCAAATTCTATAAGATCTTTTTCTGTTAAAACATTTGATAGTGTATAGGTTGCCATTATGCCGTATTACCTTTTGCTGATTTAAATGTTTCTTGAATCTTACTTGCTCCTGCCCACGGATGATGTTCAGGGACACGACTTGCCGCGCTCCTAAGAATATTTTTATTACCAATCTGTTCTTGGTCAATAATGCGAGATGCTGCTGTTGCCACCGGACCATTCATATCAATACGACTAGCAGTTTCTTTATAGTTGCCTCCTGCCTTTACATTTCCATTTAATTTTGCTTCTATTTTAAAATCTTTTTCTGTATATACATCAAGATGGCCTAGGGTTGCATCAATTTTAATACCTTCAGATCCTGTACTTTTTAAGTTGATACCTTTGTCTGCTTGCATATTAATGTCTCCTTTGGCGTGAACATTAAAATCATTTTCTGTATGCATACTAATTGAATTCTTTGCATACACATCTACCCTGCCGTCTTCATCTATTTCAATCCAAGCATTACCTTTATGGTTAGTAACAAATATAAAACTGTTAGTATCGTCAATTAATATTTCGGCACCGCCCCTACTTCGTAAACGTATATTTCTACTAAATGGTGGATCAGCGGCATTCGACGGTTCATTAAAATTAGTACCATCATCCATACTAAACACATGGCCGCCAAGTGTAGTAATACCAAACACACGACTAGGACTTTCACGTCTTGCACTACTCTGACTGTGTCCACGAGAATAATCTTCTTCAAGCCCTTGGGTTTCGAGTATCTTTTGAAATACAGGATCTGTTGGTTTTGTATCTGGATCCAGTGTATCAAAGGGATTTTTTTCACCAACGGGTTTGATTCCGCCGGTGTAGCCTTCAGCACTTGCTCTGCCTCCCATCATGTGGTTTCTGTCTTTGGTAATTACCGAACCAACTAGATATCCTTCTTCTCTGCTACTAGTAAAGGCTACTAAAACTTCTGTACCCACAGCAGGAGGTTGTGGCCACATGCCATAACTTTTAGGTGTACCATTCAATCCTGATTCGTTAGTTCCATAGACTTGTCCTACTTTAGATGTTTCTTTGTTTTCTGTAACTCCTCCGAAAGGAGTAATTAACAGAACCCAACGAGGACTACTGTCGCTTCCGAATTCTGGAATCTGTACTTTAATTCTGCCTGTGTAAATGCTATCTGTAGTACTAGTGACTGATCCTATAAAAACACCATTTATAGTGTTAATACCAGCGCCGCCGCCTTGTTGTCCACGATTTGGTATTTTAGCATTTTCGCCTTTAATAACTCCGCTCATGCAATTCCTTTTTCTTTTAATAGTTGTCTGTTAGCCATATGTTCTGCTTGTACGTCGTCCTTGTTTTGTCCGTGATATGAGACAGCATGGCCTTCAGTAATCATTTGTTCATTTATATTAACACCGTCTTTCCAGACTGTACCAAGTATACGACCAAACTTACCTTTTTCATTGTCAACATGTGTACTAATAATTATGCTATCGTCAATATGTTTCTTTAACCATTCTTTGGCAAGCAACCCATATACTTTTTCTTCTTTATCTCTTGTTCTACTTTCAGGTGTATCAATACCCATCATGCGAACTCTTGCTTCTAGCAATACATCAAATCCTAAATCTAGTATACAATCAAATGTATCACCGTCAATAATTTTTACAATTTTTTTAACTCTGTAGTTAAACGCTGTTGGTTCACTCATCGTATTCCCCTTAATGCTTTTCTATTGTCTATTATTATATTCTAGCATTACTAATAAATCTCTTACATAGTATAGACTAGTATTTCTATCCTTCATACCTATTAATTTTTGTATAAATTGTCCTTGTTGAAATCTACTTTCAACTTCTATTATTCTGTATATACCCGAACTTGACATATCAAATGCACCCAAGGTCGGTTTGGCCGGATCAAAAACAGAATTATCGGGCATATGATTTATAAATCCTATTAAAACATCGTTTGTTAGATATTTAATCAGTGTTTCTGACCTGTCATCTACTACCGCGCCAGGAGTGCCCATCCAAAACGGATCTCCTTTGATCTGCATTTCTAAATTAGTGAAATCAACATCGCGTTTTGCGTATTCTTCTTCTCTGATTGTTTCTATACTTTTACTATTATTTTTAGTTTCGTTAACTTTTTGTTTTGATGCGCCTAACATTGAAAAGGCATATACAGGCGTTTCTAATACTAAATTATTTTGATCTATAATTAAGTCTTCTAAATATCTTATATTATTCAAAGTCTTTGGGGGAGAATCCTGATTATCATATCTTATGATTCCATGTGAACTACGACCAGCAGTGGCATCGTTTAGATTTGTACCTGAATGCAGTTGTGACGGTTCTCCATAATTTTGCCCCATACCAGGATCAATAGCATTAGCAAATAACTGATTAAATTGTAATTTGAAGTCCATAACTTCTGTGTTTTTTCCTGTATAGAAATAATGATACATTTTAGTAATAGGCAATTCTAAAAATCTTGTTGTCTGAAAATTTGAATCCCTTAAATTCTTTGAATGTTTTGATGCATCTCTTTGTGGATTTGTATATGTCCATTTCATTTCAATCACAAGATCCACGTGTAATTCTCTTTCATTAGTATATGGATCTATTTCTTCACCAAATGTAACCTTGGGTTCTACTACAATATATGGTGACCTAATTCCTTTTTCTTTTTCTCTGGCTGATAAATTTTGATATTCAGGCACATCTTTTGCAAACGTTGCTGCTAACCAACTAGTCATATTAGTTTCAGCGTTAATTGTTAAATCTCTGTAATCAGGATTACTACTAGCACTCTGACCACCTGCTTTATCAGCGTTTGCAGTACCACCAAACGCCCAATTTTGTGCGCGGACAGTATCGTCTTTAGGACTACTAGAGGATAATGATTTACCTAAACTAACCTTCCATGTCTTTTTAGTAACTCGTTTCTTATTAAATGTATCTCTACCGCCCATTGCTTTTCGCAGGCCTTCTTCGTATCTATTCAATGAATCTGTTATTTGAGTAAGCCAATTTGACACTTTGTTAACTTTTTCAACTACCAAATCTGCTTTCACCACAGATTCTGTATTGGCATATTTAAGTTGGTTAATCGCTGTAATATTATAACGTGTGCCTTCAGGTCCAGTTGTTGCAGAAATTTGGCTAAAAAATATAGAATACATAAACACACCTGGATAAGGAGTATATCTACTCTGATCTTCACTTCGTCCTTGAAATTCAATTTTTAAACACCAGTTAGCAGATTGTAAATTTTTAAATCCCCAATATTTAGATAAAGATGTAACTCTATCAATGAATTTAAATCCTAAGGGTTCTAATATCTCAAATTGAAATATACCAGTATTAGTACTACCTGCTTTATTACTAGGACTAAGCCTACTAAGCATTGTTAAATTATCAATATGGTAATTTGTTGTTGTTCCGCTTTGTGCAACGATAAGTGCATGACCAGCTCTAATAGACTGCTCATCATTAACTAGTCTTGTAGGATCATTCCAAACTGTATGATCAACAATATACAATGTGAGTTTATATGTTGGACTATCAACTTGTGACATCCAATTAGGATATATTTTAGGTTTATTACCACGAGTAGTATATTCTGGCATCTTATGTAAACTTTGTAGGTACTTGTATTTCTAATCCAGGTAAAAAGTCAACAACAGGGTCTTTTAATTTGTCTTGATTAAATTGAGCAAAGACCCACCATAACTTTGAATTTCCGTATAAATCATATGCTAACAAGTCTGGACGATTTTGGTACTTACTCTCTAGAGTAATTGTTCTTGTATTAAACAAAGAAATATCAGTAATATCAGGATTCCAAACATCAAGATATTTGTTATCGATAACACTTGTTTTTCTATACATACTGTCTGATCTAATATCTGCCATTACATAAATCCTTCACCTAATAACGTGCCGGATCTATATCCTCTTATGTCAAATCTATTTCTAACCTTAGCAGGAGGTTGCTGGACAGCAACTTCTATACTCAACAGAAACTGAGAGGGTAAACTCATAACACCATTACCAAGTCTTCTATAGTCTTTCGTTTTTTCCATACCGTTTTTAAAGCCTTCTTCTGCTGCTTGCTTTTCAAACTCTGTTTCCTTTACTTCTTTCCAATGACCACCTTCAAATGCTATTGTCACATAATCGACATCATCAGGGAAGGTATAGTTAACACTTCTAATAACTACTGGAACATTCTTAGCATTAATGTCGCCGTATCCACTCATTAGTAGCACAGGAGGTGGCAATCCTGCTTGCTCATTAATTTTACCTTCCATTGTATATGCACCAAAATCAGACTTTGTACATGATTTCAAAAATTGCAGAGCTGCAACAGCATATGCCATGTCATCAATTGTTTGAGGAGCAAACGTTGCAGTAATACTCGCTGTAGGATTTGGTGTATTGATATAATAATTCTGTTGGTAAATGCTATGTGTTATATCATAAGTTCCGTAGTTAGTTTGGTAGTTCCAGTTAATAGTAGGTGTATAAGGAAACACAACACCGTTACCTGTCTTTAACAGTGGTGCTAAAATACTGTCTGCTGTTATTAGATCAGGATTTTTAGAAATTAATTTAAATTTTTGATTACTACCCATTCCACCAACAGTGGGTTGTTCGCTGGCCTTCCCAAACATTGTTGTTCTATCATTAGGAGGTGGGGCATCTGGTATTCTATCAGCCTTATTGACCGCTGATGCCGAAACCTCAGATTTGATTGTTGCTTGAGGAGAATTATACGGAACAATATCACCCGATGAATTGAGTGCTTCACCTGGAGGCGGCGGGTAATTTCCTTTTTCGTGTGCTTTTTTTTGTATTCGAAGTTCTTTTTTTGCCGTTTGATAAAAATCAGATTTTAATCTATTTTGTTTATTTAGATCTTCTAGCTCTTCTGCTGTTACTTCTTTAAAGCCGCCAGATCCTTCAACTGGTGTTCCATCAACTTCATCTACTTCTGGTTTAACCATTACTTTTACTTTATCATACGGTGTAGCCATTAGTTAAGCCTCTCATTAATAAAATCAAATACTTCTTGATCAAACTTTCCAAAAAACTTTGTAAACGCTTTTTGTTTCACTTCATCAGGTTTTCCGCTTGCCATTTCTTCTCTAAAATCTGTAGCACTCATAGAACCCTCATTCACAGGCATAGTAACAAAGTAAACACGATTCTCATCAGCGGTCTGTAATGGAGATCCATCTTCTGGCAATCTTCTTAAGACTTCAGTTTCCTGTAATCTTCCTGCATCCTTCTCACTAAACGCTAATACAATAGCACTTTCACTTGCGTCTCTACCAACAGAGGATAAATCAGGCTTATAAGGCATTGTATCAACAATATGACCAGATGGGATTCCAAACATTTTGTATGCTATATCTGCTTTTTCTTGAAAGGTAAAAGGATCTGTGCTATAATCGCCTGTGCTGTGCATTTTTTGTTGCTTTTTACCAAATGTTGTGGCGATAAATACATTATCAGCACCGAAGCGAGATGTTAATTGTTTATAAAGAGCATGATGTCCTTTATGCATAGGTTGAAATCTACCACCATAAAAAACAGTTACTTGACTAGCAGTCGCTTCCATAATAATATCAGAAATACGCATATTTTTTCTCCGTTAGTTGTATTTAGCGTGAAAAAAACCGGTTGACAAGAAACAGTTTAGATATTATTATATGTACATAAGGAACATTATAAATGAAAAGTACAACACATTATCTTTCAAATAAAGAAATATTAAAAGAAATACACAATTCGAAGATGAGTTATAGTTGGGTTCAGAACCCTGATTACTATTATTATGATATAATTGTTAATTCTGTAGACGAAGTTACTGACGACATCGTTCTAGAGGCAAGAGAAAATAGAGCGGCCAGACTTAGTAAACTAGCACATGAAGAACAAGTTAA